CGCCGCGGCAGTGATCAGCTTCACGATGCCGGCGACGCAGCGCTACCAGACACTGTCGACCATCGATCCTGACCTAGCGCAGAACACCAATGTGAAGCGCTACCTGGAGCAGGTGGCCGATCTGATCTTCAAGGTTCGCTACTCGCCGCACAGCAACTTCCAGTCGCAGACCGGTGAAGTGGTGCTGGATATCGGCGCCTTCGGTACCGGCATCCTGTTCATCGATGACGTGCTCGGCAAGGGCATCCGCTACAAGTCGCTGCCTCTGTCCGAGTGCTACATCTCCGAGGACGAGAGCGGCAGCGTCAATCGGCTGCACCGCAAGTTTCAATTCACCGCCGAGCAGGCCGCGCGTAAGTTCGGCACGGACAAGCTGTCCGAAGGCATCAAGCGCGCGCTCGACAAGGATCCGCTGGCAAAGTTCTGGTTCCTGCATTGCGTGGGCCCGAACGAGGAGCACGACGGCCGGCGCCAGGATCACCGCGGCATGGCGTTCTCGTCGTGCTATGTCGAGTTCGAGACGCGCACGACAGTGGATGAAGGCGGCTTCCGTCGCTTCCCGTTCGCGGTGCCGCGCTTCGAGACCAGCCCGCGCGAGGTCTACGGGCGCTCGCCGGCCATGGCTGTGCTGCCCGACATCAAGATGCTCAACGAAATGAGCAAGACGGTGCTGCGCGCTGGCCAGATGGTCGTGGCGCCCCCGATCATGCTCACCGAGGACGCGAGCCTTCAGGCGTTCAACGTGCGCTCCAACGCGCTGAATTACGGCTACGTCGACCAGAACGGTCGACCGATGGCGATCCCGTTCCAGACGCAGGGCCGCGTCGACATCGGGCTGGACATGATGAATCAGCGCCGCGAGGCCATCAACGATGCCTTCTATGTGACGCTGTTCCGCATCCTGGTCGAAGAGCCGCAGATCACCGCGACCGAGGCCATGCTGCGTGCGCAGGAGAAAGGCCAGCTACTGGCGCCGACCATGGGGCGTATCCAGGGCGAGATGCTGGGCCCGATCACCGAGCGCGAGATCGACATCCTGGCCGCCAGCGGTGCACTGCCACCGATGCCGCAGGAACTGATCGACGCCGGCGGTGAGGTGCGCATCGAGTATCAGGGACCGCTCAACCAGGCGCAGCGCGCGAGCGTTGGTATCGGCATCATGAACACGATGCAGGGCGTCGCGCCGCTGGCGCAGATCGACCCGTCCGTCATGTCCCTGTTCGACATCGAGGGCATGGCACGCGAACTGGCCGAGATCAACATGGTTCCGGAACGCCTCATGCGCAGCGACGAAGAAGTCACGGCCATGAAGGAGCAGCAAGCGCAGGCCGCACAGGCTCAGCAGTTGCTCGCCGCGGCGCCGGTAGCCGCATCGACAATGAAGGATCTGGCGCAGGCGCAGGCCATGTCAGGTTCCAACCAGGCGGCTCCGGCCGTCATCCCCGCAGGAGCGTAAATGTCCGCCTACACCCCACCCAACACCAACATCATCTTCGAGCGCTGCCCGGACAATTCCGTGCGCGTGTTCAAGCAGATCCAGTCCACTGAAGACGGAACCAGCGTCACCACCGAGGTGTGCTTCATCCCGGCCGGTGACTGGAACGACCTCGTGACGGCCATGGGTAGCATCGCCGCGACCGGTGGCGTGACTGCTGTCGATACAGCACCGGAAGCCGTCCAGGCTGCTGTGATCCCGGCCAACAATGACCCGCTCGTGGCAGGCGTAGCTGATCCCGCCGTATGAGCATGCTTGACCGTATCCTGCGCCGGCGCTCGTTCTACCGGACCACGTTCCAGACGGATGCCGGTCGCAAGGTCCTCGCTGACCTGCGCCGGTTCAGTGGTTTCGGTGAGTCGCCACTGCGTGTCTCGACCATCCGCCAGCAGGTTGACCCGATTGCCACCGCCGTGCAGATCGGTCGGCAAGAGATGTTCCAGCGCATCCTTGCGCATCTGCACGTCGATGATGCCCAACTTCTCAGACTGAAAGAGGAAGCCGAAGAATGAACACCGCCGCCGCCGCTTTTGCTGGAACTCCCGCCGCTGCTCCTGCCGCGGCTCCCGCTGGTACGCCGCCCGCCGATCCGGGCACGCCGCCGTCTGGCACGCCTGCTGCCGCTCCTGCGGGCACGCCACCGGCCAGCAACGATTCATGGTTCTCCGGATTCCAGAACGAGGAGGTCCGCAACTGGACGCAAGCCAAGGGCTGGAAGGACGCAGCCTCGATGGCTGAGAGCGCGTGGAACCTCGAGAAGCTTATCGGGCACGAGAAGGCCGGTCGCACCGTCGTCATTCCCGGCGACGATGCGCCGGCCGAGGAGATTGCCGCCTTCCGCACGAAGATGGGCATCCCCGAAAAGGCCGACGATTACATGAGCGTGATCAAGGTGCCGGATGGCCAGCCCGACACGTTCGCCAAGGAAGCCGCCAACTGGTTCCACGAGGCCGGCATTCCACCGAAGCAGGCCGCGATGCTGGCCGAGAAGTGGAACGCCTACCAGGCTTCCGGCATGCAGCAGCAGACCCAACAGCAGGCGGCTGACTCCGACAAGGCTTTCGGCGAGGTCGTCGCATCGTGGGGCAAGGATGCGGACGCCAACCTGGAACTGGGCAAGCGTGCCGCCACGCAGTTCCTGCCGGCCAAGGATGCGGCTGAGCGTCAGGCCATTCTCGGCAAGCTGGAAGGCGCGATCGGCACGAAGGCAATGCTGGAGATGTTCGCCAACATCGGCCGCGGCCTGGGCGAGCACAAGGTGCACAGCAACGGCGACCCGGGCGGACTCGGCATGTCGCCGGCCGAGGCGCAAGCGAAGATTAATTCGCTGAAGTCGGACCAGGCATGGACCTCTGCGTACCTGAAGGGCGACGCCACGAAGAAGACCGAGCTGGAACGCCTGATCAAGATCGCGTACCCCGCGAGCGAGTGACATGGCAGATACCACAAACGCGTCTCTTACTTCGCAAGGCATCCGCTTAGAATGCCTACGACTGGCACAGCGTCCTGATCGGGATGCTGAATGGATTACGAAGCGCGCGGCAGAGTTCGAGCTCTTTGTGGTCGGGCCAGACGAGCCACCGGCCGATGCATCTCATGTCGAGGCGCCGGCCGCTCAACAGACCGACAAGCCCTCGGCAAGGGCCCGGTCCAAGAGCAGCTAGACACTGCCGTAAGGCCCCGCGATAGCCGGGCAAGAAGCGGCCCCGAACAGGGCAAGCCCTTCGAAGAACGTGATTTGTTTTCTCACTTTTTCAGGAGGGCATCGTGTCCCAGTTCGTCACTACCCATTACGTCCAGCAGTACACCACCAATGTCCAACTGCTCTCGCAGCAGAAGGGTTCGCGCCTGATCGGCAGCGTCACGCAAGGCACCTACGTCGGTAAGCAAGGCGTGCCTGTCGATCAGTTCGCGCCGACCGTCGCCACCAAGCGCACCACGCGCTATCCCGCGCTGACGCCGGCTGACACCCAGGCAGACCGCCGCTGGGTCTTCCCGTCCGACTACGACTGGAACGACCTGATCGACCAGATCGACAAGCTGCGCCTGCTGATCGACCCGAAATCGAGCTACGCGCTGAATGGCACGGCCGCCATGAACCGCGCGAAGGATGACGAGATCATCGCCGCCTTCTTCGGCACGGCAAAGACCGGCGTCGATGGCTCGGTGTCGACCAACTTCCCGGCATCGCAACAGGTCTCGGCATCGGAAGGCGCCAGCTCTGCCACGGGCATGAACGTGGAGAAGCTGAAGGCCGGTATCCAGATCCTGCTGCAGAACGAAGCCTGGGATCCGTCGTCTGGCGAACGCGTCTACTGCGTGATCTCGTCCAAACAAAACCGCAACCTGATGGACGAAGTGCAGGTCATCAATGCCGACTACAACGGTGAAAAGGCCGTGGTCAATGACGGCTTCGTGATGTCGTGGGGCAAGGTGGATTTCATCCACTCCGAGCGCCTACCGGTGAACGGTTCGTCGCAGACCCGCTGCCCCTTCTACGTCAAGGAGGGCATGCACCTGGGCCAGTGGCAAGACATCTCGACCGACGTGCGTCAGCGTGGTGATCTGGCTGGTCTGCCGTGGCAGGTGTACCTGTACGGGACCTTCGGCGGTACGCGCCTGGAGGAAAAGAAGGTCGTGGAAATTCCCTGCGCGTAAGCCCAGGCTTTCCACCCCTCAACCTATCTAGGAGCGAATCATGGCAGTAGTTACCGTCAAGTCCACCGTCATCACGAACCGCGATGCGGTGCCGGCCGTCATCAACGACGGTCGTCTGGAGCGCGGCTCGCTGCGCTCGTCCCACGGCTACGTCACCGCGACCAACGGTGATTCGGCCAACTCGAAGTACGTTCTGGCCTCGGTTCCGTCGAGCGCGATGGTGCGCCAGATCCTGTTCTCGTGCGCCAACCTTGGCGCGTCGTCGGCGATCAACTTGGGCGTGTCCCGCAACACCAAGGATGGTGGTGCAGCGGTGAGCGCCTCGCTCTTCGCCTCGGCGCAAGCCACCTCGGCTGCGCTCTCGAACAGCGACGTGACCAACCAGTCCGGCAGCTTCACGCTGGACAAGCAGGAGCAGCCCCTGTGGCAAGCAGCCGGCATGTCGGCTGACCCTGGCGGCACGCTGGACATCGTTGCCACAGTATCCGTGGCGATCGCTGCCACCGGCCTCCTGGGCGCGAACGTCGAGTACGTCGACAACGGCAACTGATCCTTTTCTCCACGCGAGAGCGGCGCTTCCCACGGGCTTCCGGGCTCGTGGGCTTTTTTGCAAATAGGAGCACACCATGGCAACACGTCGTCTGAGCATTGCGGTCGAAGGCAATGATCACCAGGTCACGGATGCCGTCGGCGCAGCCGTCGTCACGGCGCCGGTGGAATTGACGATCGACACCGATGCGCTGATCGCGTCCGGCCTGTCGTCCACGCAGGTCCGCATGCAGGTCTTGCTGGCGCTAGAAAAGCTCGGCGCCTACATCGAGAGCAGCGGCAAGTTCAACATGCCGGGCTGATAGGCCATGGCATCGCAGGTCGAGGTATGCAACCGGGCTTGCACGAAGCTCGGCGCCGCGCGCATCACCAGCATCACGGAGAACAGCAAGCCGGCGCGCGCGATGAACGCACTGTGGGAAACGGTGCGCAAGGCAGAGCTGCGCCGGCGCATCTGGCGCTTCGCTACGGTGCGCACGAGCCTTCCCGCTGTCAGCCCCGCGCCTGCGTGGGGATACAACAACGCCTTCCAGTTGCCGTCCGACTTTCTGCGGCTGGTGCAGGTCAACGACACCTTCGCGGTGCCTGGCCTGACTGATTACCGCGATCAGGACGACAGCGCTTATGTGCTGGAGGGCAGCCAGATCCTGACCATCTACAACGCGCCGCTGAAGATCCGCTACGTTCAGGACGTGACAGACCCGGGTCTATGGGATGCGCTCTTCGTGGAGGTCATGGCTTCTCGACTCGCCTATGAGGCTGCCGAGGAAATCATGCAGTCAGTCTCGAAGAAGCAGCAAGCCGGCGAGGACTATAAGCAGGCGCTGCGCGACGCAACCTTGACCGGCGCAGTCGAGCGCGCCCCGCAAGGTTTCCCGGACGATTCGTGGGTCCTCATTCGCCTATAGGAGCACTTATGCTGACGCACGCACGACTTCTCGCCGCTTTGGCATACGACCCGACCACCGGGGAATTCCGCTGGCGTCTTGATCAGCGTAGAGCGCGGGCCGGCGCGCTGGCAGGATGCATCGATAAGTCGTCAGGCTATGTCCGCATCCAGATTGACAGGCGCTACTACTACGCTCATCGCCTCGCATGGTTCTACGTGCATGGTGAATGGCCGGCAGGCGAGGTCGATCATCGCGAGCATTCTCGTGCCGATAACCGCATCGCAATGCTGCGGCCTGCGACGCGCGTCCAGAACGGCAGCAACCTGCCGCGCAAGCGCAACAACACCTCTGGCGTCCCCGGCGTGTCATGGAGCGCGCGCGATAAGCGCTGGTGCGCCTATATCAATCCGAACGGCCGCAAGGTAAATCTTGGCAGCCACGTCGATTTCCTAGACGCGGTCAGCGCACGGAAGCGCGCAGAGGCCCAACACTTCGGCGAATTCGCGAGCGCAGCATGAGAGCCTCCCCCATCCTCGGCTCCTTCAACTCGGGCGAGTTGTCGCCGAGGCTGGAGGGGCGCGTAGACATCGCGAAATACGGCGCTGGACTGAAGCTGTGCGAGAACTTCATCCCGGTCATTCAGGGACCGGCTATGCGCCGGGGCGGCTGGCGCTACGTTTCTCCCATCAAGGACCAGACGAAGCAGGCGTGGCTGTTGCCGTTCCAGTTCAACACGCAGCAGACTTATATGCTCGAGTTCGGCGACCTGTACATCCGGTTCTGGACGAATCACGCGCAGTTGCTGAATGGCGGCGTACCGTACGAGATCGCCTCGCCATATTCGGCGGCGGATCTGGTGGACTCTGACGGCCAGTTTGCACTGGATTTCGTAGAGTCTGCCGATGTGGTCTACATCACGCATCCGAAGTACGCGCCGCGCAAGCTGTCGCGCCTGGCCCCGACCAACTGGACGCTGGCCACGATGCAGCCGGTGGGGGGGGCGTTCAAGACGGCCAACGTCACCGGCACGACGGTCTATGCCTCGGCTCAGTCTGGCGCTGTCACGCTGACCGCCTCGGCCGGCATCTTCCAATCCGGCCACGTCGGCTCGCTGTTCCAGCTCTCGCGCAAATCTGCTGCATCGACTACCCAATGGAGCCAACCCGAGCCGATCACCAATGGCTCGCTACGCATCTCGGACGGGAAGACTTATCTGGCGGTGAGCCCGGATGTTCCGAGCCTGACGCGCGTGACCGGGCCGAACAAACCAGTCCATACCAGCGGCGCCTTGTGGGATGGCGGCGACGTGACGAAGGGCGCCTATTACGTTCCGGCCGGTAGCACTAGCGCGGCAGATGCGCGGGTAGGCGTCCAATGGCAGTACCAAGACCCCGGCTTCGGTGTAGTGCTCATCACCGGCTATGTCAGCCCGACTCAGGTAACTGGTACCGTGGTGCCAATCTCGACCGCTTCGTCGCAGGCCCAGTTGCCAGCCGATGCCGTCGGCGCCGGTAACGCCTCCACGCAGTGGGCCTTTGGCGCCTGGTCTGACGTGGAGGGCTGGCCATCCAACGTGAGCCTGTTCCGCCAGCGCTTGGCGTTCGGTCGTGGCCAGACGGTATGGCAGAGCGTGGCCGGCGACTACGAGAACTTCAGCGCCAAAGATCTGAGCGGGCTGGTCACAACCGACATGGCGATTACGACCACGCTGGTATCGCCGCAAGTCAACAATATCCAGTGGATCGAGCCGTCTAATGGCGCGCTGGAATCGCTGGTGTGCGGCACGGCGGGCAGCGAGTTCTCCGTGAGATCGCAGACTGAGAACCAGCCCTATGGACCGGACAACGTGACGGCCTCGCTGATCTCGTCGTTCGGCTCGCGCAAGGCCAAGCCGGTGCACGTTGGCAGTGTGCTGCTGTTCATCCAGCGCGCCGGCTCGAAGCTACGCGACGTGGCCTATGACTTCGTGAACAACGGCTACCAGTCGACGGACCAGTCGATGCTGGCCGAGCACATTCCGAAGCCCAAGTTGAACCAGATCGTCTACCAGCAGGAGCCGTACTCGACGATGTGGGCGGCCCGCAATGATGGCGCGCTGGTGGCCATGACGTATTCCCGCGAGCAGTATCCCGAGCCTCCGCATGGAGGTTGGCACCGGCACCCGATCGGCGGCGGTGGCAAGGTGGAATCGCTAGCCGTGATCGCTGCGCCGGACGGCTCGCGCGATGAACTGTGGGGCATTGTAAATTGGACGATCAATGGGCAGACCAAGCGCTATGTCTGCTACATGGATAGGGAGCGCGCATCTGGGGATGATCCAGAGGACAGCTTCTATCTGGATGCTGGCCTGACACTCGACAACAAGATCAATGCCAACTTGACGCCAGGGGCCGGCGCGACGGTTGCGCATGCCACGAACGTCCCGTTCTCGGCTGGAGGCAGCATCTGGCAGAGCAGCGACGTAGGGCGCCAGATCCACTATCGCTACACCACGACCACCACGGATGCGTCCGGCAACACGGTGACGGTCTTTGCGACGGCCAAGGCCACGATAACTACAGTGCAATCCCCGACAACTGTGTTGGCGACGGTGGACGCTGCCTTCCCATCGATGGCCCAGATTCCGGCCAACGGGTGGCGCATGACCGTTACGACGATCGGCGGCCTCTCGCACTTGGAAGGCCAGACGGTAGACCTGCTGGTAAACGGTGCCACGCACCCGAGCCGGGTGGTGAGCGGAGGCCAGGTCACGCTGCAGAACGCAGGCTCAAAGGTGCATGTGGGGCTCGCGTGCCCGGCGCGCCTGCAGACCATGCGCCTGAACGCCGGGGCGGCCGACGGCACTAGCCAGGGCAAGACGGCGCGGATCAATCAACTCGTGGTGCGTTTGCTCGAGACTCTGGGTCTCCAGTACGGCAGCAAGTTCACCAACATGGACGAAGGCCAGTTCCGCACGGCGCTGGATGCCATGGACAACCCGCCGCCGCTTTTTACCGGCGACATGCTCTTTGACTTCGCAGACGACTACGACACCAATCCGTGGATATGCCTGGAGCAGCCGTATCCGCTGCCAGCCACGATCGTGGCGATCATGCCGCAGAACACCACCTACGACAGGGGCTGACATGCAGATCGACGCGTACAAGGCATCCGACCTGATCGAACTGATGGTGCAGCCCGCACAGGCGGCCATGCGTCCCATCCTGCTATCGAATGGCTACCCGGAAGCCCTTGAGTCGCTGGAGTCCTACACGGCGCGCGCCGACGGCAAGGTGGTGGCATGCGGCGGCTATTTCCCGCTCTGGTCCGGGAATGTCCGGGCATGGGCCGTAATCGCTGGCGACATCGGCGGATCCGGGATGGTTGCGCTGACCAGGGTCGTGCGGCGCAGCTTTGCGGCCAATACCGCGCGCCGGATCGAGGTCGAGGTGGATAGTGAATTCGAGCAGGCCCATCGCTGGGTGCGCATGCTCGGGCAGTTCGAATGGGAAGGCCGGATGCGCAAATACTCGCCCGACGGGCGCGACTGTGACCGATACGCAATGGTGAGATAAATGGCAGATCCCGTAACCCTACTCGCAGTCACAGCCGCCGCCAGTTCCGCGCTGGGCATTGCAGGTGCGGTCACCTCGGCAAATGCCCAGGCGGCCAGCCAGCAGTCAGCAGCGAACGCGTCCGACTATAACGCCGAGGTCGACAGGCAGAAGGCAGCCGTAGCATCCCAGCAGGGCAATGCCAATGAGGAAGCACAGCGCCGATCGGCAGCGCTCGCCATGGGCAAGCAGGCCGCAGCCACCGCGCAATCCGGTGTGGATCTGTCATCGGGCTCGGCGCTCGATCTCTACAAGCAGTCGGCCACCAACGCCGAACTCGATGCGCTGAACATCCGCTACGGCGCGCAACTGCAGGCGCAGGGATTCCAGCAGCAGGGCACGCTTGACACGCTATCTGCGCAGCAGGCCCGCAGTAATGCCAGCTCCGCCATGACGGCCGGATACCTGAACGCCGGCGCTGCAGCGCTGTCGTCGTATGGCTCCTACACGTCGCAGAAGGCGTTCATCCAGGCCGCGCAGAAGGGCGGCAAGTTCTCGCAGGGCTGATCACCATGCAAATTCCGGTCTACAACCAGCAGATCAATGTGAGCGGCGGTGCGCCGCTTCCGCGCGCTGACGCCAACCCTGTATCCGGTGCCATCGGCGCGGGGGTCACCAATGCCGCGCAGGGGCTGCAGGAAGCGGGGCGTGGCATCGCGCACGAGGATATCGTCAACGCCAAGCTGCTGCGCGAGCAGGAAGAGCAGGACGCCAAGGCGTGGGCTGGCAACGCTCTCTCCAACGCGCAGCTCAGTTGGCAGCAGAACATGAAGGACCGGCAGGCCGCTGCCACCGGCGCGGCATCCGGCTTCACGCCGCAACTGATCGGCGACTTCGATAAGTACACCGAGGAGACGCTGGGCACCGCGCCGACGCCGATGGCCAAGCAGTATCTGCAGCAGCATCTCACCGCGCTGCGCACTCAGCTTGGCGGCCAGGCGATCAACTTCGAGGCCGGCGCGCGGGTGGCGGATCGCGTCAATACCACCTCCGATTCGATCACGAAGCAGGCAAGCCTGGTCTTTGCAGACCCGTCCAAGGCGGATTCCGCCGTACGTGTGATCGAAGAGACGATGCCGGAGGTTGGGCCAGAGATGCGGACCAAGCTGCTGGCCAAGGCGAAAAGCGAAATTTACTACGCTGCCGCCGCTTCCATCGCCCGCAGTAATCCGGATGCTATCGTTGGGCCGCCCGGGTTGGGTGCGAACGCCGCCACCGGTGGTCAGTACGCGGGCGGGTTTTCTGGCGCCGATGCCTTCATCGCGCAGAAGGAGGGCGGTTACACGGCAAATGACAACGGTCGCGGCCCGACCAACTTCGGCATCAACTCGCAGGCGAATCCCGACGTGGATGTCTCGAAGCTGACGCCAGAGCAAGCCTCGCAGATCCGCAAGACCCGCTATTGGGATGCCATTCACGCCGATGCGCTGCCGCCTTCCATGCAGCCGGTAGCCTACAACTTCGCCATCCAGGCGGGCGCCGGGGCGGCGAACAAACTCTTGCGCGAAGCTGGCGGGGATGCCGCCAAGTTCAATGACATGGCCAAGTCTTACTACGCCGACATCGCCAAGGGGGACGCCAAGCAGGCGAGCAACGTGCCGATGTGGCAGAAGCGCAGCGATGAGGCATTCAAGATGGGTTCGGCGTCGAGCACGCCAGCGGATAACCCCGTGCTGGCCAATCTACCGTTTGAGACGCGCATCCAGGTATTCAATCAGGCCAAGACGCAGCAGAGCCAGAACATGGCGATGGCGCGCGCTCAACTCGACACCCATCTGCAGGACGCTCAGTCCATGGCAGTCGATGGCAAGACAGATCCGACGCCGCTCAACCTGGATGATCTCGTGCGCGCCTATGGGCCGCTGGAGGCCCCGGCCCGGTATCGGCAATACCAAGACGGGCAGCAGATGGCGCTGGACGTGGCGAACCTGAAGGGCATGCCATCGCAGGATATTGCTGACATGGTGCGCTCGCGCGCGCCGACGGCAGGCCCCGGCTATGCCAGCGCGGACCGCGATCACCAGATCTTGCAGGCTGCTGCCTCCCGTGTGATCCAGCAACGCGAATCTGACCCGGCTGCCTACGCTGTGGCCAATGCGCCGGCAGTCAATACGGCGCAGCAGGCGCTTCAGGCCAATCCCTCACCCCAAACGGCGCAGGCCTACGCGCAGGCGTCGCTGGCCGAACAGCGCCGTCTCGGCGTCTCCAAACCGCAGGTGCTGACCAAGCAGCAGGCCGAATCGATTACCGGTCAGATCAACGCCAACGGGGGCGCACAGGCCGACCAGGTGATCCAGCAGCAGGCGCAGTTGTGGGGAGACCGCTGGGGCGATGTATTCGGCCAACTCAAGGACATCACGCCGGTGGCCAAGGTGCTCGGCTATTTGGGCAACAGCGTGGACACCGCAACCAGGCAACAGGTGCTGGCCGCAGCAAACACGAAGATGGAAGCGCTCAAGGATGGCCTTGATCCACCCAACATCAAGGCGGCGGAATCGAAGCTGCAGGCGCTCAGCCAGCCTTTTGCCGCGACCATGGCCTATTCGCTCGGGGGAGCTTCGACCTTCGGTGCGCTCTACGACTCGGCAAACCGGTTGAGCCTCACCTACATGCGGCAAGGCATGAGTCCGGGTGACGCGGCCACCAAGGCCTTCACGTCGGTCATGGGCAACCAATTCACTATCCGCGACACGGCACGCATTCCCAAGGAATTCGACGCCGACCAGGTAATGACCAGCGCCAGGACGATCATGGGTGACCTGAACAAGCTTGACCTGACCCTGCCGCCAGCGCCGAAGACTATGAAGCCGGAAGACGCTAAGGCGCTCTACGCCTCGAACCTGCGCAGCAACGGCAAGTGGATCACAAGCGCCGACGGAAAGGGCCTGGTGCTGTTCGACCCGGTATCGCAGACCATCGTCACCACGCAGGACGGAAAGCCCGTGGGAGGGCAGTTCTCCACGATGGGCGCAAAGCCTGTTGCCGCCGCACCGGTCAAGCCGACACCCACCACGC